TGTTGGAATTTGATATTGATAAGAAATGTCCAGCTCCATCAGTTATTGATCCAACTTCTTTTTATTATGATACTCTTTCTTCTTCAATAGATGGCAATAGTGTGAATAAAGGTGGAATGAGATTTCTTGGTTGGACACTATACATGAGTCAGAGAGAAGTAGAGAATAGTTTGTTTCTGAATGCAGATGCATTGGATAAGCTCAAGAAGGTAAGCAAGAAGGAGAGTAATAAGCAAGAGGAAGCAAGGAGAATGAGAATTGAAGCATTGGGAGGGGATATAGTACATTTTGATAATAATGAAATGAATGACAACAATGTTTATGAAGTACTACAATGGAGAACATGGTGGAATGGAAAAAAAGTGTCATTACTGCTCACTCCGGATATAGACTCTATACTTGGTGCTAAAATACTTCCAGTTGATGACAAAGGGAAACCTCTATCATGGTGGGTAGCAGCAAAAAGAATAAATCCACAGCCACATCAGTTTAAGGGTGTTTCATTACCGGATATATTAGAAGATAAGCAAAGAAAGAAGGCAGTACTTGTTAATGATATTCTTAATTTATCAAGGATAACTGTATACGGTTCTCATGCATTTAATAGAAATTTGATAAAGAACATAAATGATTTAAAGTGGGGATATGATAAGTGGATAGCTGTTGATGGAGATCCACGATCTGCAATTGCACCAGTATATAAGGACAGTCCTAATCTTAACACACTTGATAATATGCTCAATTACTTAGATGTATCAGCTCAAACTGCGAGTGCTACTCCTTCTTTACAGCAAGGTGTATTGAGTGAACAACAAAGGACACTTGGAGAATTACAACTTGTAAGTGAGAGTAGTAAAACAAGGTATTCACTTGCATTAAAATCTATTGCAAGTGGTGATAAAGACTTCTGGAATTTGTGGTACTTGTCATACAAGGTATTTTTCAATGAAGGTCTTGGCGAGAAGGTTATTAGAATCTCTGGTTCAACTAGAAGTTTTAGAAGTATTAGCAAGAAAGATATTACATGTAAGATTGATCCTGATGTAAAGATTACAAGTAGAGCATTATCAGAAGCAAGTAAAGCAAGAAAGTTTGCTCAATATGCTGGTATTCTCAATATGATTATGCAAGATCCTGATGCAGACAAGAGAGCAGGGCTTAAATACGGTATGCATCTTATTAGTATGGATAAAGATGAAATTGACAATATACTTCCCCCAACGAGAGATGAAGTTATTGCTAAGGAGCAGAATGACATGATGGACAGAGGAGAGATACCTCCATTCTTAGAGAATGATAATCACAGGGTGCATATAAGGGTTCACAAGGAAGCAAAAGATTCAAAGATTAAGGACAATCATATAATGTTACATATCAAAGCTCTAAAAATGGAGCAGATAAATCCAGCACTTAATCCAGATCAAAATGAGCTTGGAATGGGTGAAGAGCAGATAGCTCCACAAGGAAGTACACCTGTAATGCCACTTCCAAAAGAGTAACTAACTTAAATATATAAAAGAATGAAAGAGATGACAATTGAAGAATATACACAAGCAATAATGACAAAAAATGGTAGGAATGATATTGTTCATAAATTAAAAGAGCTTGTTGAGAGTGATGGTTGGAAGATACTCTGTATGTATTTGAAGCAGGAGGAAAAGGGATTGCAGTTGCAGATGGATAATATAAACAAAGAGATAAGTTTTGAAGAGTTGCAAAAAATCAGGATTAGATTGTATTATATAAAAGAGCTTGTTGGTATGCCGGAAACTTTTATCAAGGATATTTCGGAGATAGAAGATAAAGAAGTACCATCAGAGATATATTAAATAATTTTTTATTATTTTAGTTATGACAGAAGAAGTAAAAGAAAAACTTACAGATCAGAAAGAAGATGCAGATGAGCAGACTTCTACTGATAATACTACAGATGAAAATGCAGAGGATTATTTTAATCCATTTGCAGATGTGTCTGATGATAGTGAAGAGGAAGTAAAAGAAGAGAAAGAAGCAAAGGAAGGAAAAGATGAGAAAGAAGAGAAGGTAGAGAAAGAGCAGAAAGTAGATAAGTCTTTAATTGAGTTAGAGGAAGTGAAAGCAACAGTACAAGCTCAAAAGGATGTTGCAAAACTTATTAAAGAGAATCCAATGTATGCATACTGGGCTGATGAGATTGCAGATATAGCAGCAAAAGCTATTGTAAGGGGTCATAAAGATCCAATTGAGTTTGCAATTAGAAACATTAAAAGTCCAGCAGAGTGGATAGAGATTGGAAGAAAGAGTGGTATTGAGGATGCAGGTGTTGCATTAAAAACAAAGATTGGGGGTTCAAGTCTTGGAAGAACAGAAGCTAGTTCTACTGATTTTAATGCAATGAGTACAAGCGATTTTGAGAAGTTTGTAAATAGTGTTAAGAATAGTGCTTGACAATATAGGTAATATACTCTAATATATAATTACAACTTAATAAGCAAAGGAATAACCTAGCACAAGAGTCATTTATGATTTTTGTTCTAGGTTTTTTTGTTTTATTAGTTATTTAAATTTTATTTTTTAATAAGATGAGTGCAAGTACAAGTACAATTCCTCATGCAATTAACAACTATTACGATAGATTGTTACTTGAAAGAGAGAAGCCTTATCTTGTCCATACAAACTTTGGACAGGTAAAAAATATCCCAGTTGGTGGGACGGATAAGATTAAGTTTAGAAAGTATGGTGCTTTAACAGCAAACATTACACCTTTAATTGAAGGTGAAACTCCTGCTGGTAAGAATCCATCAGTAACAGATATAACTGCTACTGCTCTTTGGTATGGTGATTACATCACATACACTGATAAGGTAACTATTGAATCTCCCGATCCAGTTCTAACAGAATTGACAGAAGTTCTCGGTGAACAAGCAGGATTATCAATAGATACAATAGCAAGAAACATTCTTGTACTGGGTACGAATGTACTTTATGCAGATGCATCATCTCCTAAAGTAAATGCTCAGACATCTGATGTTTCTGCAACAGATGTATTGGAAGCAGTTATATTGAACACAGCAATCTCAACATTGAGAAGTGCAAATGCTAAATATATAACTAACTTTGTATCCCCAGATGCTGGTTACTTAACATCTCCAGTAGCCCCATGTTTTGTAGGTATTGTCCATCCTAATACAGTAGTAAATCTAAGAGCAATCTCAGGTTTTGTTCCTGTAGAGCAATATGCAAACAAAGCAGATGTTATGCCTAATGAGGTTGGTAAATATGATAGAGTAAGATTTGTTGAATCTACTCAAGGATATGTTAAAGAGGGAGCGGGAAATCTTGGGATTGATGTATATTGTACATTGATTTTTGGTAAAGATGCATATGGTGTAACAAGTATCTCTGGACATGCAATGCAGACATACATTACAGAGCTTGGTTCATCCGGTAGTGCAGATCCTTTAAAGCAAAGAGGTACAGTTGGATGGAAAGCAAACCATGTTACAAAGATTTTGAATCAGTCATGGATGATTAGAATAGAACATGCAATAGTCTAATTGTAGGTTTTAGTGTTTGATAGGTTTTACTACTTGTACCTGTAAAAGAAAACAAGTAGTACCTTAGGGTTATAGGTATACCAATGGTATGATAAATACCCAAAAACTAAATTTAAAAGATAAATATTATGTCTTATACAAGTAAAGATGTAATGTACAATGCTAACCTTAAGCAGGTTATCAATGACATTATAGCCCAAGTAAATAATCAGGGTGGTATAGCAATAGTAGGATCTCCAGCACTAGCAATTGGTTCAAGTTCTAAAGCTAAGGTTTTAAATGGAGCTTTTACTGTTGTTAGAGATGGTGCGATATCAACAATAGCAAGTGCTGAAACAGCATTTACAGCAACTACAGATGACTTAGCAAAAAGTACAGGAGCAGTTTATCTAGTATATCTTGACTCAACTAATACAATAAAGATTCTCAAAGGTACAGCAACAACAGGTGGTACTGGTGCAGTATGCCCAACAACTCCTGCTGGTGGATTAAAGATTGGTGAGGTTAAGATTGTAACATCAGGTGCTGCAATCTTTGATGCATCTACAACAGAGCTTGATGCAGCAACTTTGACAGTTACTTATACAAATAAAACAGATGTTCCTATAGCTTTAACAGACTACTCAGACAAGCATTGGTTATATCATGATAATCTTCAAGGGTTACTAACAGATATGATAGAGATAGTGGCAAACAAAGATGTACCAAGACTTGTTTCAAATCCTAATCTTGCAATTGGTACTTCAAGTAAAAAGAAGATTAAACATGATACATTTTCATATATTCTCAATGGAGTAATAACAACAATAGCAGGTGGAGAGGTAGCATTTACAGCTACAACTCATGACATTACAGATGGACACTTCAAGAATTACAATGTATATCTTGATGGTTCTACAGTAAAGATTCTTGGTAGTGCAGAAGATGCAGTATGCCCAGCAACTCCAGCAGGTAAATTGAAACTTGGTGAAGTTAAGGTAGCGACTGCTGGTGCATTGTTTGATGCAACTACAACAGACCTTGATGCAGCAACAGTAACAGATACATATACCAATAAAACAGATTTAGTAGCAACAGCAGATTTCTCACTTTCCAGCTTTGGTCAAGAAGATTATATGTATAGTGCCAACTTCAAAGCATTATTGGATGATATAGAAGAGGACTTGAATGTAGTAAACAATGATAAGATTCTTGGTAATCCA